GGGTTATTTAATAGATTCCACTTCCTTGCTTCATCTTCATAAGCCTGTAAGGAAGATTCCCAATTAGCACTCTCCCCGGCAAAGTCTCCAACTAATCCAGATAAACTAGATTGGGTTGATCCTGCCGCACTTGCAAAGGCTAATTTCAAAGCTGAATTAACGGATGCGTTGCTTGTTCCGGCAGTTGCATTCGCCCAAGCTCGAAGCATTGAAGAGATTGATCCCGAATATCCAGCTTCCTCAAGTCCGGCTCTAACGCACCCATTGAAAGAGAGAGCATTAGCATCTACACCGGCAAGGTCTGCAAAATATTCCTTTAAAATTCTATTATTACTTATCGCCATAATTTTATCCGTTAGGGGAGGCAAAAACCTCCCCCAACTTATTTAACTTATTAAGTTACTTTGTGAGTTAGCTCAACTCCGTATGTATCAGCTAATTCTACAGATCCGCAGAAAATGCTACCTACATAATCGGTTTTAAGTCTAACCGCATCACGCTCAACTTCCATCCTCATAAGATCACCAGCATATCCAAATCCGATAGCCATCTTTGAGAATACTGCACCGATTGCATTGTTTGAAGCAATAGCAATCTCCGGTGATGAATAAATATCCATCCCGGCTAATGCACCAATGAACCCGGTTTTCAACATATCATCTTGCGATGAAGGTGATCCACCGAATTGGTTAGAAGTAACAAGATCGTTTGATAGTCCGTATGTTCCATAGATCGCTCTAGGGTTATGTCATTTGTTGTAGTAGGCTTTTTATCCTACATCCCATCTTTTCAAATGGGTATCGGCATATCTTTTCATCTTTATTAAGATGTTGGAGTCTCTTGGATAGATTATATCTTTTCACTATCTATGCTCTGCCCCTGACTATGCTTCGCATAGCCTTCGGTTCGGGTTGCCTTGTGTTTTCACATTTAGGATTCCCGCTTAATACTCCAATAATAATCATCATAATCGCTTATGCTGACGGCATCTCTACCATACTATACGGAGCTGGTGCGGCTTCTGCTTGAAGTGTACCCAAAGCCGCAAACAAATCATCAACGCTTATCCCGTTAGATGTATCGTTTGAAGTGTTTGAGAAGTTGCCAAAATTAGCAACGATCAAAGCATCAACCTTTGCCGCAATTGCATTACCAACTAATTCACCAGCAATTCCTGTTACATCGTTTGCATTTGAAAGGATTGCCTCATCGTGAACAGGAACTCGAATAGAATACATATCTAAAGTGATAGTTTTCTTTTCACTATCGAGTTGTGTTGCACTTATTGCAGTAGAATCGTGTTCAGAATGAGATGCAACATCTGCACTCGTTACTTGATTTGATCCCAAGTTATAAACCGGGAATGTTATTGTATCAGCCTTATCTCTTGATTCTTGCATCACAAGAGGTAGACAAACATTCGCTTTTGAGAAGTGAACCATCGCATCAGCGAGAACTTCTTGTAGTGATCCGGCAAAGTTGCCGGTATCTCCAGCCGCCATATTGAACTCCTATTTCTTAAAAATTTTGTTCCATTTTTCAGTAGAGATATGAGTAAATGATGATCTTACTTTTGAAGGTGTTTTATCCGCACCAACCGAAAGACTAAATCCATCCTCAAAGCTAACATCCTTCCCATCTAATTGATATTTCATTTCTCCCTCCCTAGTGTTTTGAGTGGTAACTCTTCCGCTAGTTGGATCAACGAAATCCGGAATTGAATTTGCTTTTCTAGGCTTGGTTCGCCCGGAATGCGGATTTAATTCGTTTGTAGATTGATTCATCTATTTTACCTTTCTGATAGTCTCTTGCCGCATCAACCAAGTTCTTATAACCTTGAGTTTCAGCCGGCTGATCATTCCCTACCGAAGGAACTGATTGTTTATTACTACGCTCTAAATGGACTCTCAACGCATTATTATCGAGTGAGCCATATAAAGCCTTATCTTCATCGTTTAGCTTGTCTAGAAGCATATCTCTTTCTTGTGAGTATTGAGCATCATAAACTTCTAATCTAGATTTCAAATCGGTAATCATATGATCTTTTTTATTTGATTCCTCTCTTACTAGATTTAAAGCGGATTCGTATTCGCCTTTGTTTTCCATCTCTTTTAGCTTCTGATTTTCAGCATCTTTTGATACTTGATTCTTCAAGGCATCAAATTCGGCTTTTATCGTATTTTTTTCGGCAACAACTTCCTTAAAACGATTATAAGGAACATCATTCACGGGAGCTTCTTTTACCTCTTGCTCGGGAGTTTGTTCTTCTTTTACCTCTTGAACTTGAGTTTCTTTTTCCATTTTAACCTCTTGATTGAGTTATAAAAATCTTATCGCTTCCCTAATTTTAAATTGATTGGCTTGCTTGTTTCTTTGTCTAAATTCTTTTGAATTGTATTTGCAAGAAAATTCAATGCTTTTTTGCGGTTTTCATTACGAACATTATGAACATTATACCCGTTCTTTTTATTACCTAATACTTTCTCGCCTTCTAGAAATATGATAGTTGTTTTATCACTTGTGCTTTTAACTTGTATCTTCTTCATCATATCCCCGGTTAGATGAAGATTAACTTTTGAAGTATCATTATTTAATGATCTTCCTACAAATTGTTTTAATCTATTGCCTTTCCCAATCTTATCATCACCTCTTCCGAACTTTCGCATATCATTCTTCTTATATTTCTTATAGGTTCTTGATCTCAATTTTGGTTTTTTATCATCTTGCATTATACCATTCAAAGCATCTTTTTTAATTGCTCCTCGGATAAATTGACCTATTTTATCCCAATCTTTAGAAGTAAACCTCAATGCTCTATCCAACTTCATACCGGTACAAATTCGTGCCTACAATTATAAGAACCGCCTTCAGTAAATGTAACCGGGAGATCGTTAATCTCATCAAATGTAAAACCTTCTGAATTTTTAGGGTTATCTAATACCGCCCGGCATTCTTCTCGAACTTTGTTATCATCAGCACCAACATACTGAAACCTTTGCTCTTCATCACCTTCAAACGCTTTTTGAGTTGTGCTTCTAAATAATCTGCTAATCGTATCGTTTGTGGCTACTCTTGATTGAGCGATTTGATTTGTGCCGCTAAACTCATTGATCAATCTTTCAGATATTGAACTAACAGATTCACCGGATACTAATCCTCTGAATACTTCTTTTTTTAATTTGTTGGATAGAACTCTGTTTTCATTAACAAGAGATTCGATTTCTAAATCCATTAGTAACTGCAAGGATTCAAGATTTAATCCACCTATATCAACACCAAACTCCCCGGCTCTTGTTATGATGCTCGCCATCTCTTTATTGAAAGAAGTTTCAAATTCTTTTGCGATCTTATCGTATCCCAATCGCTTACTTTCTTCAAAGAAATCTAATGCCCTTGATAGCTCTATATATTCCGATTCCGTTAATGATTCTAATCTAGGTAACAATTGATTCACCTTCTCAACCATCTCGGTTTTAATTGTTGCAAGATCGTCATAATATTTATCTACAAAGCTAGCCAAGTAACTGATCCAATACGCTTGCTGGTTGTTGTGGTTGCTCTTCAACTTGTTCAATCATAATCTCCTCTTGAATCTCTCCAAGTTTCATATCGAGTTCTTCTTCAGTTATGTCGCTATTAAAATGCCTAAATAGTTCTCGTTTGCTCATAATACCATTATCTAGCATAAATTGAAGTTTGTCTTTTTCCTTTGACCACTCCAAAGGAACTTTTGATTCTTCAAAATCAACCGCATAACTATCATCGAAAACTCTACCGGTATGAACTTCAATCAATCTTTTATCTACTTCGTACCGCATTTGTTCAAACTCTTTGAATAGAGGAATATCTGATTCCCTCGATTCCTCATTCTCAAGGTTCATAATCTTTAAGGCGATGCCGGAAGGCGGTGTAGTTCCTTGAGCGAAGTTGATACTCAAAGAATGATTTTGAGCGGTAATCGTGAGATATTCTTTTATACCACTAATCATAGCCGGTATATTTGAGTCGGGAGATATATAGGAGAGGTTTGATCCTTCCGGCAAGGAAATCAGACGATCTATTCCAAACTTAATATTCGGAATCTCCGTATCTATCCCGGTCATTACAGGCGATCCGGTTTGGTATCTAATCGCTAACATTATCTCCGTGAATCCAATAGAAGCATTTACTGCACATCTAACTACATCAGAAGCGTTGTAAGGAAAACAGATTCGAGATATTGGATTGATACCATAGATGTTTATCATCTCCGGATTGCCTTCAATCGCCTTAATTTTTTCATCGGATGTAAACAAGAAATGCAAACCCGGCTCTCCATCTCTTTCTTCACTAAAGAAATAGAATTGCCGATTGCCGCTTGCATCCTTACCAATCTCATAGCTATAACCAAACGGGATCGTTTCACCCTCGTAATAATATTCTTTTACGTTTGGGAGAATATCATATTCGATTCGATTTTTTCTAGAGTTCCACTTGCTTCTAACGTGGATCATTCCAAGAGCCCAAGCAAGCTCCGAGGCGGTTCGTAAAGTTGAATCAAGATGATAGGTATATTCTAGATATTCCTCCGCTAGTTCGCCTTGAATAAATCTTCGAGGCGGTGCTTTGTAGAGCATCATTCTTGCTCTAGCAAACTTCGGCAGTACTCGTAAGAATGTTACGGGGATTTGAGAAAGAGTATGCCCGGGGAAGTATGGTTCTATATGAGAATCAATGTTTCGATTATAATAGAAATCAAGAGCAACTTGTTTCTTTGCATATTCATCCTCTAATACCATATCTTCAGCTTTACGAACTGAATCTATTACCGCCATTCTTCCCAAGTTTGGGATCGTTATTTTATCGTGAAATTCCATTTACAACTCTATACTTATCGGTTTTCGTGAAACAATCGGATGCTTATATGCGATATAATAAGAACAAGCATCAAAAGAATGAGTAAGTGTTATATCGCTTTTATCAATCTTTCCATCTCTTGAGCGTTGCACTTGTTCCAAATCTTTTATCAAGTAAGTGCATTTAGGATCTATCGTTATTCTAACTTTACCATTAGCATCTTTCAACATTCTGTTCAAAGCATTCAGCCGGTCTATTACCGGAGGATTTGTTTTTCTTGCTACGACTTGAAATTTAAAATCTCTTAAGATCTGATGATCAGATCGGTTGCTTGTAGTTGACCTAGCTGATCCCGAAGCATCCGGATAAGCCGGGATCATTGGAGCGATCTTATTCATCGCCTTCGCCATCTCTTCCGTATTGCTATTGGTTTGCCTTATCTCATCAAAGTAGTGAATCGTTCCATCGCTAAACTCACAACCAAGTACCGCACTCATATAATCAACATTGAAATCCATTCCCCAAAATAAATTGTTTGATAATTGATTTGCTTTTTTAATATGAATATTTCTATCGAAGTTATAAGCCGCTCGATTCCCGGTAGTCTCAAACGATGCTAGAAATTCAGTTTTAAAAGCTCTTTCATCCATCATTGATCTAGCTTTTTTAATCTCTTCGCTCGGTACATAACCACCATCTAAAGTCGTATATTGCCAACTCTTCCAATCCGGATCGTTGGATTGTCCTTTGAGGTAAGCATCATAAAGATGATCGTATCCGTTAGGAGTACCAATAAACAAGGCTTCCCCGTCCGTAGTTGTTAGCATAGGATAGATTATCTCCTCCCAAACTCTTGGCTTGATATAACTATATTCTTCAAGCACAACCATCTCAATGCCAGCTCCTCTCAAGTTGTTCTCTTGCTCCGCTCCTTTAATAGCGATCTCGGCATCGTTGGGAAGTTTGATTAATAACTCCGATTCATTTATTTGACAATTATAATCTCTAAACATTTGCCGCATAATCTTCCAAGTTGTTGATTTGCCTTGCCTGTAAGTTGGTGTAATGATCCATCTCCTCTCTCCGGCTTGAACCTCTTTCGATAGCAACCAAATCAAAGAAAGGTGAGACTTGCCAAACCTTCTCCCGGCAACCAAAACCTTCCGCTTTGCCGGATGATTGATTATCTCTTTCCTTTTCGTATCTACTGACCAATTAACCAAAAACTCTCTTCATTAATGCTTTGGGTACTTTCTTCCCAGCTTTGTAAAGCCTTTGCATCCGTGCGATGTCTTTTCCCCTTTTACTTCTTTCGCTCCCTTTTGCTCCCGATAAATACTTTTTCGGTACGCTTTTAAATCTTTTGTCTTTTGCAACCTTACGGATTTTCATCTTCTTTTACGTTCCTTCCTTGCTAAATCCGGATCGTGTTTAATAGCTTTACGACCTTTGGCGATCTTAATAAATGAATTAACTCTAGCATTTGCCCAGCTCGTTGGAGTTTGCCCCGGTCTAGTTCCGGAAGCTACTGCCGCACCTAAACCTCGATTGTAAACCTTAAATAATGTTGAAGGAAGCAATTTGTTTTTATTGGCTAGTGATGTTAATCTTTTTCTAACGGATGCGGTCATTAATCAATCGTTAATATTTTAATTGGTTCAGTTTTATGAGATACCTCTCTTGTTTCTTTTGCTTTGCCTTCTGTTCTATCAGATAAATACGTTACTGCTGACATTGATCCATTCATCGCCATAGATAAAACTCTTCTAACCATCTTTTCCTTTTTAGATAAACCACTTTCGTCCTGTTCATCCCAAACTTTATTTATTATATCGGCTAACGCTCCTCTTCTTCCGTTTGGGTTGGCATTGTTACCCGGCTTGAATTGAGTTGCTGGATTGCCGCTATAACCTTTTTTAAATTTTCCGTTTGATCTCCGATTTTCCACCGATTTTGATTTACTACTCATTATCAACCAATGCCATCATCAAAGGTTTGTTTAATT